CCGAGAAGTAGCAGGCGTAGTTGATGGCAAAAGCCACCACCGCCGCCACCAGACCCTCCATTCACGCCAGATGCGCCATTAGCGCTTGCGCCAAAAGCGCTGCTGGTTCCGGAACTAGCGCCGATAGTGATTGTATATGGAGTTGCAATAGCGATACTTACGCCTTTGACGGTTTTTGTATAACCCCCACCGCCACCTCTGGCACCTCTAACAGTTTCACCGTTTCCGCCGCCACCAACAAGGAAGACGTCTAATTGGCCATTCCAGCCATTTAGCTTGGTAACTGTGAAGGTACCCGAGGTTAAAAATCTAATCTTCCAGTTGTTCTTCCAATTTGCGAAATCCGAAATAGGGTTATCGCTGTCATCGACAATCTCATAATCTCCGGTGTAGGTAAACTCCGGGGTAATTCGATATACGATCGTGACGTACTCCACGGTCAGACGGGTAATGACAACGTCCTGAGTTGCGCTGTCTCCGCCCTTCGCGGATGTAATCGTCCACGTACCCAGGTCAAGCCCGCCGAATGTCCAGGCGCCATTTTTCTCAGTGGCCGTCTTCGTGGTAGACCCCATCTTGCAGGTTACAGTGGAGCCTGTAGGGGCGGTCACAATTATTGTCGATTTGTTGGGGCTGCCGCTGCTGGCACCAAATCCCTTTAAGTATGCGAATACGTCAGCCATTATCGCTTCACCTCCACCTGAACCGGAATGTTCGTTTGCGGCTTGTCCTCAAGGCAAACAAACGTGATGGTTCCGGGCCCCGGCTTTGCATAGCTCACGGCCGCGCAAGCTTCCCGCAGAGCAATATCCGCATCCGTCACCCCGGAATATACCGGCGTGATATACGGCGGACTTCCGGCCGTTACTCCCGCCACGGCAACGGTTTGGGTATAGGGAGCGTTGGCTGACCAGCCGGCGGCGGTAAGCGTGGCCTGAACAATTTGCGTCAGCTCTGCGCCAATGATTGCATGACCGCCCATGTTCAGATCACCGGTCATGGTGTCGCCGGATTTCATCAGGTACGCCGTTCCGGCCTTCACGGCATCGATTTCGGCTTGAAGCGCCTGAATCAATGCCGTAACTTGGGCATTTATGGCAGCAGTGTCCACCTTGGTTACTGACTCAGCCATAATGCCGCAGTAGTTTTCATTCAGCCGCAGATCCGTCACGTTCCTTGCCGTGACAGCAGTTGCACCAGGCTCTCGCCGTACCTCTGCAAGATGAATCTCATACAACGCTTCACTGGTGGAGCGCTCCGGAGGCTGCGGGTTGCTGGCTGCGGTACCGTTTTTTACCACAATTTCCGTCACGTTTTTATTCGCGTCGTACTGGATCACAACGTGGTCAATTCTCGGGTAAACAGGATCTGGCAGCCCAAGATTTACCGCCGTTTCCGTCTTCAGCGCCGCCACAACGCCCTTGAATCGGCTCATACGCATCCACGCAATACCAACGCCCAGTGTGATCGTGTTGTCTGTGCCAGATACGGAAAATGTGAAATCGTTGTCGGCGTAAATGCCGGTTGTTCTGGTACAATGGAAAAGGGCTGCGTCTTCCATTGAATAGTCCGTATTGTCCAACGGATATGTCACAAGTGTCATCGGATCACCTCAATATCGTAATAGTTCCTACTTCCAGAATCGTGTCAATGACATTGTTCTGGGATTGCTGGGTAAAGCGTGTCAACCGGGATTGCAGTCGCAGATCGTAATCCGGCAGCAGCACCGTGATGATGTCCCCCAGATCATAGAGCGTGCCGAATTCCTGCGGAAGCGGGTTCATGGCACATGTCCATGTTCCCTTCTGCTCCAGCAGTTTCTCGTATCCTCTGGCAGCAAGCCGGGCGTTATAGGAATCATCCGTCTCGCCTTCCTCACGGAGAATGTCACGGGCATCCACAAACATGGAACGTTTTTGTTCGCCAGCGGACAGATCCACATCTACACGAACGCGAGCCTCCCCCTCCCCTTCTCCAAGGACAATGGCGTGATTTTTCTTGTTCTCGGTAGAAAGCGTTATGGCATCAATTTTGAGGCTTCCATAGCGTTCCGACAGTATGCGGTTCGGATCCGCTTCCGGCTTATAGAATTCCACTGTGACCTTTTTGTCCCTGCGCACGACCCGGAATCCCGTGTCCGTTTCCTGGCACATGGTTTCGCACAACAGCAGGAACGACTTGTTGCTTATCTGGTGGTTATAGACCACATCCAGTGACGGCTCAGCAAAAACGAGGTTTTCAAACCTGTCACTTTTTGCATAGGCAGCACAGATCGCCTTGTCCAGAACGGCACCCTCCTGGATGGTGCCGCAAAATGCCACATCATCCAGAACACGGTTCGCCTGTTTTCCATTGGCTATGACATGGCCGCTTTTGACGCGAACGGTTTTGATGACCATAAGTGTCTTTCGGTCGTCCCGGCCGACATAGCAGTCCGGTTTGACCTTCTGCTTATATTCCGCCGTTGCCAAAAGCTCCAAGGTAAACGGTTGGGTGGTGTTATACCCCTCCGACCACATGCAGGAGACAAAACGGCCCTCTATGATGGCAATTCTGTTCAACTGAGGGTCGTACAAACTAAGATTCATAAAGCACCGCCCTTGCAGGATTGAAGGTAAATGTTGCCACCAGAGAAGCGCCGCCTTCCTCGTCGGTCGCCGAAATCAGGTTATCCCCGGATTCCAGCTCAAACAAGGAGGATTCATCGTCGATCCAGGTGATGACGTCTGTCACAGTGCTGCCGGAGGTCAGCTCTGCACGGAGTACGTTGTTTCTGTCCCGGTAGATGGTGATATATTCGCCGATGTTGATGACGCCGTTGATTTTGATGAAGGAAAATGTGGCCAGATTTGTGATAATGGGATTTGTGCTGACGCCCTCAGAGCGGAGGGTCAGCTTATACGGTACGCGCACATCCCCCGAATTGAGGACGTTTACGTATTTTTCTGTTCCCCTGGAACCAAAGCGGTGAGGCTTGCCGTAGTTTACGGGGAAACGAAAGCACTTGGTTATACCGCCAAGAAGATAGCTGCTTTCCGTGAAAGCGGAGAAAAAAGGAAATGGTGCATAGAACTGCATTTTGAACAGACCATTGTTTTTTACCGCAACAAATGTCGGTGCAGCCTTGACATATACCCGGATATAGTGTTCCTTCCCGAACACTAAGCGTCCGGAGGCCAGCGGGGTGCAGGTGTTTCGTAGTGCGTTTTTTCGTTCTACGATATTCCCGTACATCTTCCCGGTGACATCGATTGGACGGCCGGAGATAGACTGCGTCTCCACAGTCTCCCCTATCTGGGCAAATCCCTGCGATTTGCCCAGCGTCACTTCCATACCGTCAGCTATATTCATGGCGAACCAGTTGCCTCCGGACGAGCCGAAAGCGAATTTCTTTCCGTTGTCATTCTCAAAAACGACCTCAAACACCTAGCATCACCGCCATTTCCGCCTGATAGCGTGCTTCGAGCATTAGATCAGCCGCCGTCTGAGCTTTCGAGTAAATATACTGATTCACCGTTAGGCCGTGGCCGCTGGAAACGCCTCCGGCGGAGGCGCGTTTGCTTTCTTGGGTATCCATCTGCAGTGTAGCAGCAAAATTGTCTGTTGCTGCTGCCGACATCTGCCGGACAGCTGCTTTTACCTGCCCCAGATTATTCCGAATGCCCAGCGCCACGCCTGCAGGAATGTATTTGCCAACCTGATCCCGGAACACTTTGGATGGCGATTCGATTCCCAGAACGTCTTTTGCTGCCTGAAGCGCTCGGTTTGCCAGATCTTTCAGCGCATTAAACAGAGATCCTGCTGCATTCCAGATACCTGTGATGATTCCATCAATGATATTCTTGCCGATAGACAACCAGTCGGTTTCGCCGAAAGTGTTGATGATATCGCCGCCGATCTCTATTGCAGTAGAAATAACGTCCGGAATCATGGAGATTAAGCCGGCCACCAGCTGTCCAATCATGGAAATACCCTGCGCTAGCAAATCCGGGAGGTGACTTGCAAATGTCGTCAACAGATTTGCAACGACAGTTGTTGCAGAGCTGACGATACTCGGCAAATTAGACAAAAGGCCGCTGACCATGTTCATGATAAACTGAGCGCCGGTGGATAACATGGACGGCAGCGCCTGCATCAGTGAAGTGAGCAGCTGCTGAATGATTTCTCCTGCAGCCGTATACAGGGATGGAGCAACCGAAAGGAAGCCGGTCACCAGCTGCATAATGATGGACGCGCCGCTCTCCAGCACCCCCGGCAGGCTTGCGACGATAATGCTCAGCACCTGCCCGATCAAGCCGGCGGCAGATGTAATCATCTCGGGAAATCCGGCTTGGAATCCCGCCACCAGCTGCGTTACCATGGCCGTTCCGTTTTCCAATATCGTCGGGAAGCTGGTGGTCATGAATGTACTGAAGTTTGATACAAAAGAGTTGATGATGTCCTGCACATTGGCCGGTATCAGCTCTTTCAGAAGAATTCCAACCGCCCCCGGAAGCGCTGTAATAATGTTTTTCACAGCCGGCACCAGATTCCCCCTCAGGAATGTCACCGTTGTCTGCACCAGAGCGGTCAAGGATGGCTTAATGTCCCTTCCCAGTGCCAGATCGCCCAGAACATTTGTAAAGCTGGCCTTCATGGAGTTGAAAGAGCCGGAAATCGTCTCAGATGCCTCCAGGGCGGTCGTCCCGGTCACTCCCAGTTCATCCTGAATCACATGAATGGCGTTATACACGTCGGAAAGATTGCTGATGTCGTATTTAACGCCGGTCAGCGCCTCGGCATCTTTCAGCAAACGCTGCATTTCAGTCTTGGTGCCGCCGTATCCAAGTTTCAGATTGTCCAGCATGGTATAGTTCTGCTTGGCAAATCCCTGATAGGCGTCGGTGATCCGCTGCATGTCGGTGCCGAACTTATTGGCGTTGTCCGACATATCCGTCAGAGCCATATTGGAAACTTCAGCCGCCTTGTCAGTATCCCCACTCAGACTCTGCAGCAGGGATGCAGCAAAACCTGTCACCTGCTCCATGTAGCCGTTGGCAGACATGCCGGCCGTTTTATATGCTTGCTCGGCATTGGCAATCACGGTGGCAGCGGAACCCTTAAACAGCGTTTCGATGCCGCCCAGGCTCTGCTCCAGCTCGGCCCCCGCCGTGATGCTGCTGGACAGCGCTTTTCCGATGGCGGCAACGCTAATCACTCTTTTGATTTTGCCGACCAGATTGGAGCCGAAAATGCCCCCGGCACTTTTTCCACCGGAGGGCATTTCCCCATTGACAATACTGGTCAAGCCTTCCTTCATGCCTCTGGCAGATGGCACAATCTGGACATACGCTTTTGCTAAATCACCCATGGGCTACCCCCGTTATACTCCGCCACGCCTGTTCAAATTCTTCCGAAGTCTCATAGGACCGGACATTGCGTTTTGTTTCCTGAGTTTCCCCCAGGAGAACCGCCACCAGCGACTTTGGCCTGTTTCTCCCCGCTTGGCCGTCCTCCGTCTGAAACCATACCAACGTGGAAAG